TGTAGGATTAGATAGTGGAGCAAGAGCTCAAATCCCTGTAAATATAACTAAAACAACAACAGCATCATAAATTATAAAATATGGCAGAAGAAAAAAGACAAGATGTAAAAGGGGCATATGTTCAACTATCATCAGATGATAAAGTATTAACTACTGATTCAGTAACAGCTGCAATGTGGAGTGGTAACACCCCAACATTAAAAACATTCTTCTCAAGCTCTGTTCAAGCAGCAAGTAATGTTTCACAATATTATATTTCAGTATTCCAAACAGCTTCAACAGAAGTATCAGCTGAAATTCAATTTGATGTAGCATATTGTGATAAAGTAGGTAGTGGAAGTGAATTTTTAAATAATCTTGTAACAGGATCAACTCCTACAAGAACTAATTATGGACAATATAGAAATTTAGTATTAGGAGATGAAAATGCTTCTTTTATATTTGGTAATTACACTGGATCATATTTTTATGCTTTACCTATAGAAAGAGCTAGATATAAACAAGAAATTCTTCCTGGAACATGGACATTAAATATATCTGGAACAGTAGGATCAGGTGATTTATTATCGTTAACTGATGATAGTAAAGTAACAACAACCACAACATTTACTGATGCTGGTAGAGTTTACCAAATAGTATCAGGTTCAGCAGGTGTTGTAAATCAAACAGTAAATACAAGTGGATATACAACAAATAAAGGATCATATGGTTGGTTATTACCAGACATTGATTTACTTTTATTAAATGGAGAAGCATTAGATGAAACAACTGGAAATGACGGTATTGCTTTAGCTACTAGTAGATCATTTGATACATTAGGTAATAATCCACAAAGATTAATTGATGCTCTTAGAAGAGCAGGTAATGTAAATAACTCAACTGTAGGATTTACTTTAAATTCAAAAGAGGATTTATCATCTGATTTTTATTTCTGTAGAGCAAGAAACAGTGAATATAATTACTCAGCAAATCCTTCATTTATATCATCTTCAACTGGTGCTATATTATTTGATTCATTTATAGATAATCCTACAAGTTATATTACAACAGTTGGGTTATATAATGATGCACAAGAATTACTAGCGGTAGCTAAATTATCAAGACCATTAGAAAAGAATTTTACAAAAGAACTTCTTGTAAGGGTTAAATTAGATTTCTAAGATGGAATGGCTGTTTTTAAACAATTCAATACAAATCAGGTAGTAGTTGCGCCTTTCAAAGCTAACAAAAGATTTGCTTATGCAGGATCTTCTATCTCAGCATCAGATGTAGGAATAGAGTATTACCAATCTCAACAAGGTCCTTATTTATCAGGATCTTTTCCTACAGGAATTACTACAATACAGGATGGTGTATTACTATTTAATAGTGTTAAACAATTATATTACACAAATTATTTAACTCAATCAACAGGAGATAATTTTGTAACAGAAAGTTTAATTGCAGGAGCAGATCCATCACAAAATCAATTTGTGGGTCCTATACAAGGTCCTAGGTTTGAAAATTATCTTCAAACATCATTATCTCAATCTAGATATTTTGCACAATTTTCCCAATCAAATTTTGAATTAGGACCATTACAAGGCCCAGCAATAATATCTATTCCTTCAAAATTATATG